CTCTGAACAAATTTAGAAAATTTTAACTCTTCTCGTGTAATTTCAGCACTTCTACCAACAGAAAATGCAGCATCACTTTTTAAACGAGACATTGGAACATTTAGACTTTTGTAAAGTTTTTCTTGAAAATACAAAACATCATCTAATTCGCCGAGTGTTGAGTTTTTTGTAAATACACCGCAACTTAATGCAAAAGTATGATGCCCATGAACTATTTCATTTGCGTCGATAGTAAGTGTGCCGACTTCAATCAGATCTGAAAGCATCTCAATACTAACAATTTTATGATTATGAAACATTGAATTTTGTCTAAATGATTTCCAATTATCATATCCAAATTCTTTCACCATTTTTTTAATAGAATTAGTTGTAAATCCTTCATGAATTGGATGATTTGGAGAACATTTATTTTCATTCACTTGAATAAATAGATTGTACATTTTTTCATTAGAATTCAAAGCGTCGCAAACATGTTGAATTGTGCATTGATGTGTAGTTTTTCCATCTACAAAATTCTTTACAAAATCTAAATGATCTGAATGATATTCAAGTTTTTCTACTTCTTGGATTCGATCTCTCCATTGTTTTCCAAAATCTGAATCGTTCCAAAGAACTTTATTAAAAGAAGTCCGTCGTTCAGAAGCAATTTGTTTAGAATCTTCATTCCAACCATCTGATATTTTTTTTCTAAACTGAGCATTATATTCTTTATCTTTTAACTTGTTTTGAAGAACAATAGAACCTAATTTCCAATTTTCTCTGGAAATTTTTCTGCGGTTTTCACTCTCTTCTAAAGAAATGTTTGCCCAATAGTTTTTTGCAGAATCTTTGAAATTTATTGTCAGTTCAAGTAAATCTTCGTCTGATAGATTAGACCAATAGTTTTTCATTCTTTGAGATAATTGGTTACAATAATTTACATATTCTTCTGGATTTTCGTTCTTTAGTTTAATCATCCGATTTTTCGCCGCGATTGTTCCGCGTTTTTGTGATTCTTCGGAAAATCCAACAGAACTGTGGTATTTAATATGATCTTGACTGTTCATAAAACAAAGATTATTAGGATCATTATTAAATCTGTTAAAATCTTTGTGGTGCACAGTTTTTTTAGTCATATCATTATGTTCAAATTCTTCTTCGACAACAACATTTTTACAAGTTTTTGCAACAATTCTATGAGTAAACTTCCACTTTTTATCAGCATTATCAAAAACCATTTCATAGTCGTTACTTTGTTTAGAAACTTGTTTCTTATCACGATACAACGGAATCATACTCTGATTTACTTGAAGATTTTGTGCTTCAATAAATCCAACTTTGTAAATTGGAAATTTATGATCTGGCGTGCAAACTATACTTTCTCCATTATCTAAAACAATTTTCATAACTTTAGCACTTTTTTGCGTTACTCCAGCCCAACTGATTAAACCTGGTTCGATTTTACCAGTTATTGGATCACAAGAATATGTCCAAAGTTCTTTGCCATTGTTCATTTCATTTTCGATTTCTCTAATAGATAATTCACGACCATCTAACAAAGAAACTTTAGTATTCATATCAAGACATCCACCCGGAAGAGTTGTAACTTCAGTTCCTCTACCACCTTCTCTTCGCGGAAGCCAGAAATCTTCCATCATGGATAAATGATGTTTGTCATCAACAATTTCTCCAGTTGATGCATTATAAACAACCTTATTTTTATAACGATTCATAACTTTTTGAAGATATTCTTCACCACGTTGTTTGGAAAGATTACCAACATCAACATAGAAAATTCTTCGTTCAGGAGATCTTGCAACTCTGTAAATAATTACAGCATCTTCAATCATTCTAAGCTGATTGTAAGGTTTAATTGACTTATGTAAATAACTCAGTGTTCTTTTATTTTTTGGATCATTTAATCCGGATGTTGCAGAAGCTACAGCATTTATGTCAAATTGAATTGTATTTTCAGTAATTTCAAAGTTGTCAGAACCCATTTTAGAATCGTAAATATAGACTTCTTTAGTTATTTTGACTTCTTCTAAATTCTCCGAGTTTTTTGACTTGTCAACATGAACAACCTTTTTCAAAAATCGAGGATCAATCCAACGAAGATCTAAAATTCCATCCATTGGTTTCTTTTCATCTGATACCATATGATAGTAAGTTTTTCCATCAATATACCATCTTCGAAAAACTTCATATCCATAATTTTTGAAATTCAATAATGATAGAATGTATCGAAATTCATCTCGAATTTTTTTCTTGGTACTTTCAGAAAAATCTTTGATATTGTCTAAAACAACATCAACTGGATAATCATTCTCTATTACTATTGCTTCATTAACAATTTCATCAATTGCTGTTTCAATCTCAGCAACCATTGAAATTTCTCTATATTTTTCTATCTGCAAACGTTGATTTCTAAATTTTGTGTCAAAATCAATGAATGTTCCGTAGGCTTGAGAACCAACAGTGTTTAATACAATATCACCATCATTTTCCAAATCTTTTGGAATTGGAGTTTTAAGAACACGTTTGTCAACTTTTTGTTTCTTCTGTAGGAATGGGATTCCAAACGTAATATCCAAACCCATAAAATTTCCTCATTTCTAAAATATAGACTATGAAGAAATTATTAGAAAACTTCTTCATAGTCTGTCACTTTTATTTATACAACATACGCCTTAACTTTGTCAGCATACAAATTACTATGACTATTCTCAACAGTACTTGCTTCCCAAAATGTATAGGACCAAGTTACGATAAATTCTTCAATTTGGTTAGCATTTTCCCAACCAAGATCAATTTCAGCTAATTCAGTTGGCCAAGCATGAACAATTCTGTAATTCTTTACAATATCTCCGGCTTTACCATACTGAGTAACTTCCAAATCTTTTTGAAGATTCAGTGGAGGACGAGTTCTAACATTTCCAATGTGTGAAGAAATTTCATTCATCCAAACTTCAATGTAATTTCTGCAAGCAAAATCTTCATCATTGATAACTGTTGTCGTCCAATCTGTGTAAACAACATCCCCGGGAACTTTATATAACTGACCAAAATATGGAACTTCAACTGGAGTAATTGTTCTACCCGGAAGTGTTGAAGCTTTTGTCATCATTGTAAACTTTCGCTCGCCGGGAATTGTGATATCAAAGAGGACAGATCTTGCACCACCCCCAACTAATTCTGACCGGAAAGAGTTTATATTAAAAGACATTTGTATTTCTCCTTTGTACAATCTTTCTTATTTATATCAAATTAACTGAGGGATTTAAGAAAAATCCCTCAGTTTTTTCAATAATTACCCACCAATTTCACTGAAATCAACACCAGTTGGCGCTGCAATAAAATTCAGTGTGATATAGTTGATTGAGCGAGCTGGTTTGATAAAAATATCTCCAACAAACTCATTTCTATCAATAACGTCACCAGTATTATTACTTTCATCGCAAACTACTTTGTAATCATAAATTCCTCGGCGACCTTTTACATCTTCTAAAAATGGTTCTACAAGATTTCTAAACTGAGCACGAGTAAATTCATCATTGAACTCGAATATACTATATTTCGCAGCACGTGCAATAGCTTTTTCAAGCACAATAAACAATCTACGAACATTTATTCGATCGAACGCACTTGGTTTATTCAAAGTTGTTTTATCACCATACAACATTGGACCATCACCAGGAAAAGAAACAACTGGATTAATACCGTGTTTGTAAAGTTCATCACGATATGCTTTTCTTGGATTGAAATATAGTTTGACAACATTTTTCAACTGTCCGCGATTATATCCAGCAGGACTCCACCAAGGATCATTTGTATTGTCTGTTCGAGCACAAAGACCAGCAATATCGCCATTTAGGGGAACTGGACGATAGACATCATTGTAACGATCATACATGAGTTTGTGACCAGAATCCATAACTGCAAAAGATGTGCTTCGATTGACTTCACTATCTCTAAATTCAATAACATTTTCTGATTGTGTTGCTTGAGATGTTAAGTTTACTGTATCTGATTTCAAAGGTGAATAGAAAACAATACAATCTTGACGGACAAGAGCAACATTATCAATAACATGCTGAATCGTTGCCGCAGTTGAATTGCCCATCATAATTAATGAAATATCACTGGTTTCTTTGTCAGCAAATAATGTATATCCATTCTGTCTTGCTGAGACCAAACCAGCAGCATTTGATTGAGCATCAACACCACCAGCCAATGAATATGTGCCAACAGCAGCAATGAAAGTTGTAGAATTTGCACCCGATCCCCAGTTTGTGCCAGCAGTAGGATGACCACCCCACCAGACATATTTGGACTGTGAATTTATGATGTTTTTGTAATAATTTGTTGAACCATCTGCTTTTTTAGCATCTGAAGCAACTGAACATGATGGAAAAATTTCTAAAACTGTATTAGCTGTACCAGTCCAAGCTCCATCTTTGTCAATTACTACAACATGAACTTCATCATTTGCTCCACTTTTGTTTGTTGTATAAGTTGTCGTACCTGGAGCTCTGTCGAATTTACTTGCCCAGGCCCAGTTCGTTGTATTTGCAGCAGCAAAGGCGAGGGCATTTGCACAAAGTGAAACTTGCAAACTATTTCCTAAAGTTCCTGGATATTTTGCAAGATATTTTGCAGAAGTTATTGTTGTTGAAAGATAAGAATCAACATTTCCAATAAATTGTGGGGCTGTGTCAGCTGCATTCATAGCAACTGATTCATTTGCACAACGAACCACATGCAATTTATTTCCATATGACAAGAAACTTGCAGCAGCTAACCATTCTTCCGCCTGGTTCAGATTTCCGGCACTTTGAGATGCATTGGCCGGTGGGCCAAATGTGTCATAAAGTGTATTTTCACTGTCAATAAGTGTAATGTCATTCACTGGACCCCACATAAACGGCCCGCAGAAAGCACAATCTGATGTAGCAACTCCCGGAACAACAGTTGTTAGATCAACTTCTTTAACTTCTACATTTGGTGATAATTGATATGCCATTTTATTTCTCCTTACTATTTAATTCATATTCGTCAAAAGATTTATTTCTTCTTTCTTTATTATTTATAAAAAACGAGTTTTAGA